GGCGATCCTTTTACAGCGTCCCTTCGTCTAAGAAGCTTACGCTCCTCGTCTGTTACGTATGCAAGGCTTGTTCGCCCACTATGTACTGGAATTTTCATCGCCTAATACCTCTGAGAGAATAGTTCACAACCGCTCCTTGAAGCGTAATTGGTTTGTCGTAAGTAGATTCGTTTTTAATAATAAGCCCCATGTTGGTTCCTATACCATTTATTTTAATTCTCTCTGATGCTACAACTGTGATCCCAGTAGTATCATTAGATATATCATCTTCATTCCACTGATCTGCAGTGACATTTACAGTGTAAGATGAAGCGGAAGGAGAGCTCCTTGGGCTGAAAGTTCCACCATAATCAAAACTGGGCTGTACAGTCAAATCCGTAGAAGTATCAGCGTTAACCTCAAGATTTAAATCTCTAAACCTTTTCTTTGTCTGTGGAGAGCCGTAGTTATGATATGCTGTTCTGATAAAAGATGGTACTGATTCACCATCAAAACTGGTTCCTGAATCAATCTTACGCACATACCCGTCATCAAACCCGCCGTAGATAACTTCAAATCCATTTGAATCCTCAGCAGAGCAAACAGCAGATATCTGATGCTTAAGAGTAAAAGGCATAATACCTTGATTCTGCCTGTTTATATAGGTCATCGTAATGCCCGTCTTATCATCAAAGAATAATCTATATTGATTCTTTCCCCTAACCTTCACGGACAATATAGCATTATCCTTTTTCTTCTGTATATAAGGATCAATTGCGTCTGATGCAACAGCAGATAGAAAATCACCAAATGCTTGGACAGTAAAGATAGAAGTAAGCCCTCTATCGTCCAGGAAAAATGTTTGATCCATCTTCTGCAATGTGTATGGTACAGCACCAGTTCCTTGGTGGAATCTCTTAAGCGCCCAATCAGCAGATGAAGACCCATACAACATAAAGGTTTCATTTTTAGTAAAGATGGACATTACATTATTTACTTCTGTAGAGAATCCTGATACCACATCGCCAACTGATAGCTCTGCTGCCCCGGTTATTGCGCTCCATTTGTTTGGAGCACCAATACTTGAATGTTGTATTGAGCCGTTAGGGAAGGAATAGAACAAGTGCTTAGTATGTGCTATAATATGCTCTGGAGTATCTGTTTCAGTACCTGTGCTAATCTTTATAAAGGTTGTGCCGTCCCAAGAGAACCCTTTGTCTACGGTATTAACTCCATACATAGTAATGCCTGTAGCATCTCCACGGAAGTTATAGTTTATAAACTCGTACTTTCCGCCAGGAGCAATAGTCTGTTCATAAGTAGTGCCGTCTGCTTTTGCTACAGTTACTGCTGTAGGTTCTGAGGCCCCATTTACTAGCGCTTTATTTGAACCAAGAACAGTAATATTTTCATTATTTGTCCATGTTCCAGTATTATTCTTGATTGAAATATACCCAGCAGCTGACCCTGCAGACCATGTTCCAGACGTAACGGTTACACTGGTTGCTTCCGCAGTCTTTCCAGAAGAATCCCCTGTTATAGTATCTCCCGCACTAATCTCTGATGTGCCAGTATCAAATGCAAGCAAAGGCATTTTGATATCTTCATTGTCTTGGAAAACTCCAGATATATTAGTAAGCACCATAGTGCCTGAAGCACCTGTCTCCCACAATCCACTGTACGAAATTCCCGCTAAGTCTCCACTTGCTCCACTAGTCCCACCTTCTAATGTAGTTGGTGTCCCAGTATTTCCTGGAGTAGGCTCTCCATCTGTAGTAGTATTATCAAAATTTAAAGCTGTGCCAAGATTTACTTCAGTCCATCCTGAGCTGGATGATTTGTACATACCAGCAGAAGCGCCACCAGCTTTATTTCTAAAAGCATAAATATTTCCATTGTAGACCCAGACACCAAACACTGAGCCTTCTCCCGGAACAATAGTAATTACGCCTCTTTGGTTTTCTATTGCTGTTTTGGCTTCAGCAACAATAGAAGAGCTGCTGTATGTATCCCTTAATACTGGTGGGCCATAAGCAACTGATGTTGCATACAGACCCATTATCCAATCCTAATAGCAGACAATTGACCATATTGAAGTAGCATATTTTGACTGCTGCCGTTATCATGCTTTATCCTAGCGTAGACATCAGTATATGTAGTATGACCAGTGCAGTCTATAATGCCGCTCATGTTAAAGTTAGCAACATCATTAGCATTGGTAATGTATTGAATTCCTTTTAGCGCAGGAGAATCCGTTGTGCTTCCGCCAGTATTATCAGTAGAAACCATTGCAGTCCAAACAATATTGGCAGTAGCTGATTGTTTTACGCAAAGATTGCAAGAAACAAGATAGAAACCTTTATCGTATAGTCTAATCTGGTCGTTTGCATAATCAGCATCCGCTCCAACAGTAGTTGAAGATACAGTGCCAGTATCTTGAGCAACATCAGAACCAGACGAGCCAGAAGACCAATCAATAGTTACAGTAGTTCCATTAGCAATTGCTTGGGCAACCGGAGTTCCATCAGCAGAAGCATGATTGATGCAGGCATATCCACCCATGTCAGATTCAACATATTGCCTCAACATTTGCGCCGTAATAGCGCCAGTAGTATTATCTGCAAAACTTGTGCCGGTAAGGACTGCCCTAGTTTTTCTTAAGGCCGTAGGTGTTCCCATTATTTATACTCCACATTAAATGCGCTACCAAAAGCGCTGTCTTTATTTAAAAATAGCAAGGTTTCTCCGTCTTGCAATGTTCCGCTAGTTACTATAAAATATACATATCCCTCAGCATCAGACCCAGAAAAAGAACCTGCAGCAGAATCTCCAGTAACATCTTCTACACTAACCCGAAGAATTGACCCTATAGCCCCGCCTGTTTCCCCCTTAACCATATCCCCAGTAGACGGAATTTGTAGATCAAAAGCAGTGCTATAAGCGCTATTAAATACTGAATCTCTAGATGTTCCAGTAGTAAAAGGAATTCTATAGAAAGTTATTTCTGATGGAAGAGTTTGACCATCTGCTCTTTCATAGCCATCAAGACGCTGATACCTCCCCCTAGTATCTACCTCAAAGTTATCAGCAGATACACACTCTCCCGGAGTGATAGACAAAGCCGGATCGACTAGATTTAATCCCCCAGTAAATGGAAAGTAATTAGATTTAAGTCCGCTAGGATTTAATAATCTATTTCGTAGCTTTGTCATTCTGGCGTAACTGTATAATTAAACAAATCTTGCACCCTAGAGAACCTTCTGTTCTTCTGCCCAGGTAGCTGATCTGACTCAAGTTTATCCAGCAAGTCTTCAAATTCCGCTAAAGCGCCACTCAAAACTTCTGGAGCATCCTCGTTTTCGCCATAATATATTTTAGCCCTAGAAATAATAATATTATGGAATCTAGCTGGTATGGCAGATGTATCTGAATCTGCTGATAGCTCGGTAGGAGTCTTCCAGTATTCGGCGGAGATAGTTGTGGCGGCATCTGGGGTAGGATATACATCAATTACGTTATCAGGCTTTACGGAAAATACTTCAGGCGTTCCTGAATCTACAACACCAAGTTTATACTCAAGTTTGTATTCATCCCAATCCATATAATCAAGCTCTTGATAATCGCTGGTAGCTTTAGACCAAACAATAGAATCAAGCTTCCAATTTCCAAGGTCTGATGGAGATGTAAGAGTTGAAGTTCCAATGGAAGGGGTAATAGTTGCCTCGCTCCATAGGAAGTTCCAGTTAAACCATCTCCTTTGAATGTCTAAATCAGCCTGTTTGATATACCGAACAACAGCAAGTTCCTCTTCTGAAAGATCAGAAGCGGTAACACTAGAGGGGCCAGTACCTGGTATCCCTATGTCTCTAGACATATCTTGGCATAAAACTAAATAAGTGCTCATTTTAAGTTCTTCGCTATATCCATGTAAACTTTACCTACTGGTATTTTAGATGCACACAAAGCACCGCCTGTTTCTTTGTCCCTAACACAAGTGTCAAAACCATGATGCATTTTATGACAAGGATAGCACTCTGCCTCAAATGGCTCAAAAGTTGTAGTGTTATTCCAATGCTTACTTAAGTTTTCTTTTGATGAGTGAGATAAAAATAAGCTTTTATGCACTTTACTATAGTTAGATACAGAGTTTAAAACTCCTGTTTCTGGGCCTACAATTACATTGCATAATTTAGCCAATGTTAAAACGTCTCTTATAGGCCATTCGCCAGATGTGGTTATTACTCTACTTTCTTTTTCCCATCCTTGCTCAAGAAGTTTACATGCATAATCACCTACAGTAATAAATGTAACATCCTTTCGCATGTCAAGAAACCTGGCCATCAATTCATCATTCCAAGGCCATACTTTATGAACAGAGGAACCAGATAATACATTCATAACAAGGTACTTAGTTTTTACCTTTTTCTTCTTCCAGTCTTTTATTCTAGATTCTTCTTTTTTTGTTGAGTAGAACGATGTATCAAACTTATAATCTACGCCAGCAATATCATGCATTCTTTCCATGTAATTAATATTACACTCTGCATGAATAGCTTCTTTATCCCATTTAAACCTTTCATCTCCCGGAATAAGAGCTGGACCATCTTCTAGCTGAACAGTCCTATCTCCAACAATTAGTAGAGTTCCCTCAACAGATTCAGAGAATTGTACTACTTTATCAAACAACCCATCAAAATGAGCCCAATACTCATCAAGTTTATCAGCGTGTATTTGATTGGTTCTTTGTACTAAAAGTTCATCAACATAAGGATTAGACCTTAATATGTCTTTTCCCGTTTCGCTTGTGTTTACGCATACTCTATATCCCTGCTCTTTCAACAAAGGTAATACTGAACTTGTCTGCAGTATATCTCCGAAAGCTCCATATCTAATTACACAAACTGTTTTTTCTTTCCTTATCCCGCCAAAATCTTCTGGGGTAAAGTCCTTTATTTCCTTTTCAGGAACTGTTATTATTTTCAATTATTTGCCGATCATCCTTTTGTGACGTTTTACAACTTTATCTCTAGCTGCTTTAAAAGCTTTTCTTTGTGCAGCAGTAGAACTAGCACCAATTTTATGCTTTTTCTTTAGAGCGTCCACTTGCTCCGGTGCGTTGAAGCTGCCATCTCATTTGCTCAAGAAGTTTTTTTCGTCTGTCTGCTGTAATAGCCATTTTAAAATCCCCATCCTGAAACAGACATTCCAGAACGAACCATACGGCCATTAGCCCTAGCTTCATTATTGGAATTAGGCTGTTCACGCTTGTATTCTATGCAGCGCTCATCAAACAGCTGATCGCCACTGGTGAATCCTTTGACACTGGGTTCAGTAGAACCGTAACTCTCTTTAGGCGTTTCAACTTTGTTGCCAATGTATGCTGTTATTACATTAAGTTTCATATGATTAATCCTGTAATGAATTGGGGGAGAGTTGCCCCTCCCCCGCATCAATTAGCACATCTCAAACTTCCCGTGGGAACCAGAGACGCTCTTCTTCACCGTACCAATGGGCTTCTGATCTTTGCCTTTGCTGTCCAAGCCAAGAGAGGCATTGGATTCGCCAGCAAATGACGATTTTTCAGAGAGACCGTTAGCAGGAATTTTACCGCTTGCACTATCTTTAGCCATGATAAACTCCTAGTACCATTCGACTTCAACGTATGCATATCCTTTGCCTGCGGCAGTACCAGAATCAGTCGCCTGAACATAGGTAACTTCAATCTGCGTATCAGCCGGAAGTGCATCAGAAATGA